CACCGGCTCCGCGCTCTGGCCGTCACTCGACGACGCCAGCCCGGTAATTTCAAATGGCCAGGCGCCGTACTCCTCGCCATCAAACCAGATGGATTTAGCGGCAAGCTTTGAGGTGTCGCCGCTGCTCGCCGCGATTTCTTCCGGCGTGTGGGGAATGGTGCAGGCGTGAAAGCGCAGCACGCCCGCGCCGAACGCCGAGCCGTCGACGGTCACCAGGCGGACGCTGTCGCCGGGCTCGAGCTTCTGAACGTCATTGCTGATTGCCATAAGTACCTACGGAGCGAATGCCTGTGTGAAGGTTGCCGTGAGAGAGAAAATGCCACCGCCCGGTGCCGACGGGCGGTAGGCGTCACAGCGGTAAAGCCCCGCGCCTTTAAGCGGTGCCTGCCAGATGAATGAACGGCTGCCGCCATGCCTGTCGAGGAAGTCCATAATCGCGGTGATGTAGCTTTCATCACCGACAAATTCCAGATCCCATTTCTGACCGCGGGCGTTGATGCCGTCTCCCGCTGCCTGGGCGTACCCGTCGCCGAACTGCGCGCGGCGGACGCGGTGAGTGACCTCGCCACCGGCATTAATGCGCGGGCACCAGGTAAAGGTTTCGGTTGCCATATTTCACCCATAAAAAAACCCGCCGTGGCGGGTAAGTAAGGAGGGTCAGCGCTTGCCCTGCGTGGCGTTCCACAACGGAGTGCCGGGCTTACGCAGCTGCGAGTTGATAGTATCGAGGATGGCGCCGGTGAGCTGATTAGCCACCGCACCGGCGGCATTAGTGTTGCCCTGCGCACCACCTGTGCCGCCTGTGAAATTAATGGTCCCGATGCTGACGCTGACACCCGCGCCGCCCTGCGTGCCACTGCCCAGCGCTTTAACACCAAGCCTGCCTGAAGCGTCGCGGGTAAGCGGCATAATGGCTTCCGGCCCGGCCTCGCCCATCACGCCCGCCCCTTTCGCAAACGCAAAAAAGGTGGGAGTGTCAACGACGCTGCCACTGTAGCTGCTCAGATCGGCTGACGAATAAACCCCACCCTTCGCGTTAAACTGAAAAGACGCGCCGTAGTTCTGGATGGCGGTGCCTGCATTCGCGCCGCCGGATGCGCTTCCGGCGACGCCTCCCACAATTCCTCCGAGAAGGGAGCCAAGAAGTCCACTGCCAGACGAACCGCCACCCATCGCGTTAACCACGGCCATCTGCAGCGCAACCTTTGAGATGGTCTGCAGAACGGATAACCCCCAGTCCTTCCAGCTGGCCTTGTTGCCCACCAGCATTGCGGAGACGTTATCAAGCGCACTGTCCATCGTCGAGGTAATGCCCTGCGATACTGTGCCGGCAATGTTGCTGACGTTATCCATCCAGTCAGCAAGCCCCGCACTTGCGCCCGCGCGCCAGTCCAGTTCGCTGGCCTTCGCCTGCTGATACTTTTTATCTAGTGCATCCAGTGCAGCCTGGCGCGCAGCAATAGCCTCAGCCCCCTTATCGGTTTTATCAAAGACGCGCTCAACCTCCTGCCGGTCGCGGTACTGCTCACGCTGACGGTTCCCCATCCCAGACGTGGCGGAGGTTAAGTCAGCTTCGTCCTGGTAGCGGCGCCCCGCATCCTTCAGATCTTTCAGCGCGTCAGCCATTTCATGCTGCTTGCGGACAGCCTCATCGGCTTTCTGTGTCCACTGCGCCAGCGCCACGGCGCCAGCCTCAATGGATTTGCGTTGCTCTTCGCTCCACTTAACGCCCTTTTCATGAGACGCAGCGTAAAGCTCAGCCGCTTTTTCTCCCTGCGTGGCGCGCACCTTCTGAACTTCAACAGCGACACTCAGATCGGCGATTTTTCGGCTGTACTGCTCAGCGGTCTGCGTCGCTTCTCGCGCCGCTTTATTCTGGGCATTTGTCGCGGCAGTCTCATTCTTTTTGGCCTGTGCCGACGCTTCATCTTTCCGCGCGGCCTGGTCTTTGTTGTAAATGTACTGGGTATAGAGCGCCCCGGTCAGTTTCAGATCCTGCGCTTCATAGACATGCTGCTGATGAAGTTTCTGCAAGCCGGACAGACTCGCCAGCTCATTATCGCGACGGGCTTTTTCCAGTGCTGTTGTCTGCTGGGGCGTCGCATTAGAGGCGGAAATTACCGGCCCAGCATATGATGCCGGTCGACTTGCGGGTGTTACCCCCATGCTGCGGTTCAGTAGGTCATACGCCCCTTTCAGGGTGGCAATAGCACCCGCCTCCTGAATGGCTTTCTGCGTAGCCTGTTCACTGGCGTCATTAAACAGCTTCTGGGTCTGCTGAAGTTTTGAAACGGCCTTCTCTCGCTCATACTCCAGTTTATTCAGCTGATCCGTCAGAGAGATATTTTTCTCTGTAATATCCGCCTGGTCCATAAACGTGTTAATCCACGTCGTGGTAGGGCTTTCGTTATAGCTCTGCTGGATCTGCGCGAGCCCCGTCAGACTGTCTTTAACCCTGGCTATCTGACTGTCGAGATCGGCTATATCCTTTTTCTGGGCATCAATGGATGAGCGGGCATCTGCCGCCGTAGAGCGCAGGCCGAGGGATGACATATCCTTAAGATGGACGTTGATTTCTTCCAGGTTACTGGCAAAAGCCACAGCTTCTTTATGCACCTGTTCGGTATGCTGATAAAGACCATACATTGCTGCGCCAGATGCCAGAATGACACCAGGCCACCCGCCTAACAGACTCAGTACGCCACCACCCAGACGAGACATAACAGACGCTGTTTCAGTCAACCGACCGGCAGCAGCAGCGCGAGCGTTGATAGCTGTATTCAGTTGTGCCTGTGCCGCGGTTAACTGACGCTCCGCTGTGATTTGCGCCTCGATGCCAGCCGCGGCGGCACGGGCCTGCTGGGCACGGTAAACAGCCTGCCTTGCCGTTGCCACACTGATCTGGGTGCCGCGCAGCTGCGCCTCTGCAAGTCCCACCTCTGCCGCTGTGTTCGCTATCAACGAAGCGGTGGCCGTTGTGACACTGGATGTCATATTTCCGAAGTATCGCGCCACGCCGAGCCCGACCAGCGCGCCCGCCACATTCGCTACGCTATCGATATTTTCGGCCAGACCATCCAGTACACCAGACAGGGTAGACGATGCGCCCACGGCCTGGTTTGCGCCCCCCACCCACGCCATAAAAGCATTTTCTACTTTCTGCGCCGATCCGCTGATACTGGCCGGGAGTGTGTCAAATTCTTTACGAAGCTGGGCCACATTGGTCAGCAACGGCACTATTCGATCTGTGGTCAGTTCACCATTATTCGCCATATTCCGCAGACCGCCGATCGTCGTGTGAAGACCATCAGCCAGAAATTTGGCGAGACGCCCGCCACTTTCCATGATCGCGTTAAACTCCTCACCACGCAGCACGCCAGAACCAAGAGCATGGCTGAGCTGCGTAATGACAGAACTGGCCTCTTCCGTGCTGGCACCGGATAACTTGAGGGAGGTCGCTACGGTTTCGGTGACGTTCGCCACGTCAGCAGATGCATAGCCAGCGTCACGCAGGGACTGAGCAATTCTGCTGTAAAGATTGGCGTTTGCCTCAAAAGAGGTTCCGGTCCGCTGACTGATAGACATCAGCGACTGTTGCGCCGTAGTAAAGTCCTGTGCCGAAGAAGAGGCGAGCCGCAGACGACCATTCAGCTGGTTCCAGGTATCGGCATAGTGAATCAGCTGTCCGGTAGCAAATGCTCCGGCAAACGCACCAGCCATACCTGCAGCTGATGAGCGAACCGAAGCAAGCTGCGCATTGAGCTCATTCAAAGAACGCTGCGTTTCCCGGGTAGCAACGGCTGCACGGCGCCCCCCCTGCTCCATCGTTTTGTAATAATCAGAGCCCATCCGGGCGGCGCGGGAAATCTCAGTCTGAAATGACTGAGAATTTGCGGAGATTTTGATAATCAATTCGCGCAGGGTTGCCATAATTCACCTAATAAAAAACCCCGCCGTAGCGGGGTTTGAAAGAGGTAGGATATTGTTAAAGGAGCCCGGCTTTTTTCCTTGCTTCCTCTAAGTATTCTTCATCAGTTTTTTCATTTTTGGCTGAATGGATGTTACCGCTAATATCACTACCGCAATGCTTACATTTTATGGCTTCCTGACGGACTAATTCAGCACAAAAAGGACATTTTTTCATCCCGTCATCAATCATTTCCTGTTCAATAACTTTTGTGTCTTTTTTTATGACAATAGAATGAACTAACGCAATGATGAACAAGAGAAAACCGTAAAACCACCACGCAATGAATGAGCGTCCTTTACTATGCGCTATCAGAGCGGGAATAATTCCAAGTACAGCGGCAACAAGAAACAATTCCATATCATATCCCTTATATTTAACAATCAGGCTTAATCCTAATATTAACGATATGAAATGTCACTTGTGCCGACTACCCTGCCAGCGCGGCAAAGAAGCCTTCCAGCCCGGCGCTGCTCTCTTCCTGTTCCGGGGCGTTCCACTGCAGGATCACATCATCAATGCTTAACTTTGCGCCCTGCGAGTTGAGTACCGCGGCGGAAACCTGCGCAGCCTGGATATCGCCGCGCCGGTCGCTGATGGGGTTGAGGCGGTCAAATTCGATCCACATACGCAACTCGCTGGCCGTCATTGTCTGCTTCAGTTCGTGAAGCGTACGCCCCAGACGCAGCGCCAGCGTCATCAGGAAGAAGGTGCCGGGCTGGCTTACGGCTTTTCCACTTCGGCGGCCGAGGTGGTCAGATCAAGCGCCTGCTTAAGAAGACGGGCGTGCACCGGGCCATAAAACAGCTCCACCTGCGGCTTATCTTCTTCAGAAAAGACCTGCGAGCCATCTTCTTCAAGAAGCACATCAATAAACAACACGACGTCAGCGCTCTTGTTACGCAGCGCACGCTCTGCAGCCGTCAGTTCTTCTGGTTCGCCATCTGTCTGCTTAGGGTTAAGCACCTGCTGCCATTCCAGCCAGGCCTGAGCAGAAGGCTCACGCAGTTTTACCGTGGCGTTTTCCCATTCAGGTACCGTCACGACTTTTGTACGGAATCCCGCCATCGGTGCCAGCGCAAGCGCGCGAAGTGAACTCTGTGAAACATGCTTTTCCATTTCATAACTCTCGTTTTAGCCATAAAAAAGCGGCTTACGCCGCTGTGATTAACCTGCTGCCGGAGCAGGTACAATCGGGACGGGTTTGCCTTTGATGCGAAGCGTAAACGACGCCGTCACCACCCCGGCCGTGCCCAGGCTCCAGCTGTTCTGGCGCACTTCTGCAAGGAACGCATAACCATTACCGGAGGGGAAAATCACCTGAAACGCATGCAGTGCATCGGTATCGTATGCGGTGCGAAGCGTGTTCTGACCTTCTTCATCGGCTGACCAGTTACCGGAAACCGTCATTTCCCCGGGCGCAGCCAGGCCGTTCGTCATCTCCTGCTCGGTGGAGCAAAGGGTGGTGGTGTCGATATCCGATTTCTGCCCGCCGGTATAGCTGAGTTCTTTGGTCGAACAGTTAATGGACTGCCAGGTCGCACCGGTGGGATTAGGCACCGTTGCCGGATCGGCGGAAACGTTAATTTTCGTTCCCTGCGTTTTTTCGTATTTTGAGGACATAGAGAGCTCCGGATATAAAAAAGCCGCCCGGAGGCGGCAGAGTGGATTATTGCCAGATCTGAACTTCCAGCGTGGCGCGGTACAGCGCAGTATCGGGCTCGTAACCATTAATCTCGTTCAGACCAACAGGATGCAGATCAGCGAGAGCAGATTTAACCTGCTCGCGCAGCGCGCCGGCGTCGTCAATCGAGCTGGCCCAGGCATCCACCTGAACCGTGCAGGCGGTTTCTGCAGGTCCGCATAAAACATCCTCACTGGCAGACGAGGGCAGAAGAAAAACCACCCACGGCGCTGCTGTGCCCTGGGGAGCGACATACGGGAAAACATTGCCGCCTGCCAGTGCACTGAGTCGCGTGTAGATATCAGCCTCCGTCATTTCGCCAGCACCTCATCGATCGCCTGATTCATCCGCCTCAGCGCCACCTGCGTGGCCTCTTCCTGGTGGGTATCGAAGGCCGGACGCACAAAAGGGTGCGCCGGCATAGCTGATGTGCCAAGCTCAACAAAGCGCCAGTAAAATGCGTTACGCGGATCGCGGGCCTTCATGGTGCTGTCACTGTTACCTGTGACCGGATTGACGCCGCGGATATGTACCCCTGATGAAATTTCGCCGCGGCGACGCGCTTTCTGCGTCACGACCACAACGTTCTTCTTCAGCTTGCCAGTTTTGACGGGGGCCCTCTTTTCAACCTCATCCTTCAGAACTTCGGCACCCGCACGGGTCGCGTCACGTAATACCTTGTTATTTTCTGCCCTGCTGAGCGTTTCCAGATCCTTTGCAATGCCGGCCAGGCCGGAGAAATCAAGGCTCGTTGAAATCACTGTTTAACCCCCTTCTCACAAAGCAGTTCCAGCCGGGTGCCGTTCTCCGCAGAGATAGCCGAACTGATATCGTATATTTCACCGTTGCCGGTCGGCGGCAGGTGAACGGCGCGCCAGCCTGTCGTTACCGGAATCCCCGGATACCGCCTCATCCAGATTCGGGTAGTGGTGCTGCTCAGCTCTGCGCCACCATCCATCATCTCCCGTCCCGATACATCCGCGACTTCTGCGCGTACCGAAGCAACATCAATCCATCCTGTTGCCGGTTGCCCGGACGGTAGCCGCCCGGTCGCTGGTTTTTGCAGGCTTACCCTGTGCCGTAATCTCCCCGCTTTCATACGCCATACACCCGGTAAGGTTGAAGAAGTGCTTCGGTGGAGAAGGCCAGCGCAGAGGTGACGTTACCCACGTTGACCGCTTCACGGTTTGTGTACCAGTGCCCAATAAGCATCAGCATCGCCATTTCAATATCTGCGCTGTAGAGCATGTGGTCAGGGTCGGAAAGGTAGCGCGGATCATCAGGTGAATCATAAAGCCGGCGGCGGGTCCACGTTTCCACATACCGCGCAGCCGCCTTTATGCTGTTTTCGATCCAGTTGTCGTCTTCTGTAAAATCCGGCTCGATATTGCAGTGATGCTTAACCTGCTCTTTGGTCAGCATTTGCGCCCCTTATTTGGCCTTGCCCTTTCCTTTCGGATCGGGGTCTTTTTCGGAATCAGCCTTTTTCTGGCCGGGCTCTTCTGCGTAACCGCGCTTCACAAGCTCGCGACCGTGCTGATCGAGCGTTTCGAACTCGGCACCTTCAGTCAGCACATTGCCTTCAAAGTAAATGGGCTTGATAGCGATCAGCTTCATGACGTTCTCCTTCAGGGAAAAGAAAAGCGGCCCGGGAGCCGCTGTTAAGAATTACGCACCGCCACCGGCGGCAGGCGCAGTAAACGCACCATAGATGAACGCCTCCGGGCGTTTCACCGCCAGCGCCAGGCGCTCTTCACAACGAATCGAGATCATGTTTTTCTCGAAGTCGTCGGCGTTCTCGGTGGAGATCACCACGTTGGCATCTTCGCGGTCGAAGAGCTGCGCAGCCGCGTTGAACGCGCCGGTCAGGAACTTACCCTGGAACGCTGCCGTTTCGGTCGCCACCACCGGCAGGCCCCAGAGGGTCGGCCCGCTCAACGCCGCCGGGTTCGCCAGGATGTAGCGGCCCAGACTGTCTTTGGTGAGTTCAATCTTCGCCCAGTCGATGAAGTGCAGAACATGGCCGGACGCCGGGAAGCGCGCCAGCTGTGCCTGCAGCATCGCCAGGCGCAGCACGTCAATACCGTTCTGTTTCTCGACTTCAAACGCGGCGCTGAAAGCGGACGCCTGCGGCACAATGCCTTTCAGATGCGCACCGGTGCCGTCGCCAAACAGGATTTCCTGCTCTTCGACATACTTCAGGCCGTAACGCATTTCCGCATCAATCGTGGACTGCAGCTGAGCGAAGTCGTCCAGGATCTGCTTGGACGCTTTGAACATGTGCGCAATGGTGGTCACTGGCGTGATCTGGGTGGCGAACTGGATATCGCTGTACGGCTTGGTGGTGCCTTCCGGTACCACTTTTGCGGCATTGGTGAAACCCGTCTGCTGTACCCAGAAGATTGCCGGTGCAGCGGTACGGCCCGGAGCGATCAGGTCGCGGATGAACAGGCGCTGCTTCGGCGCGGTGTCGATACCCGGCAGGCGTTGCGGCTCTACCACACCGGTTGGCACGTCAGTTGATATCAGTGCAGCATTGACCGGCACGCTCACGCGCTTGCCACCCTCAACGCTGGCGGCGAACGCTTTAAGTGCTTCGCTGCTGATAACGGTCTGGCCGACGGTTTCGACCACTTTTGCTGCATTCGCCAGGGGCATTTGTGCCACCTGCTGCTCCAGCTCGCCGAGCGCGGCCTTGAGCGTCTTTTCCGCCTCTTTCAGGGCGTTAAACTCTGAGGCCATTTTGTCGACGGTTTCTTTAGTTTCTGCCGACAACTTGCCGGTTTTCTGGGCTTCTTTCAGCGCCTCTTCTGCTTTGGCGTTGAATTTGCCGGTGGCCTCTTCAATGCTGGCGCTGACTTTTTTCAGGATCTCGTTTACTTCAGACATAACTTCTCCGTATTTACTGGGCAGCCGCTGTCAGTCCGCTAATAGCGGCTTCCAGACGGTCAATGGTTTCTTTTTCGATGGTGGCAGCGCTCGGCGTACCGTCAGGACTGGCAGCAGCGCCCGGCGTGCTGCCCGATAAGGCTTTAAGCAGTTTTCGGCGTTCAGACCGTGGCGTGTTTGCTTTCGCCAGTAACGCATCAAGCTTGCGCAGCGCGGCGGCTGGGCTTTCCTCGTCGTCGGCGATTTCATCAGCAGACAGCAGGCTGTCTGCAAAGCCCTTTTCCACGGCTTCGCTGCCGCCAATATAGGTTTCACCGTCCATCATTTTGTCGACGGTGGCGGCGTCGAGGCCGCTGCGCGCCTGGTAGATATCGCTCATGGCTTTATCAAACGGCGCCATGTCAGTGGCAATCTGCGCCAGGTCGTGACGGTTGCCCATCGCATAGACCCAGCAGTTGTGGATCATGAGGAACGCGCCGCGGCCTATCTGCACTTCATCGCCTGCCATTGCGATAATCGACGCCGCAGAGGCCGCCAGCCCCAGCACTTTCACGGTGACTTTGCCGTCGTACTCACGAAGCAGGTTGTAAATCGCCAGCCCTTCGAACATGTCGCCGCCGGGGCTGTTGATGTTGACCGTAACGTCTGCGCCATTAAGCGAACGAAGCGCACCGGCGATACGGCTCGCGGTGACGCCCTCGCCCCAGTAATCTGCGCCTATCACGTCAAAAATCGAGATACTGTTATCGCCGTCGCGCGCCGCACGGATGCTCCCGTTCCAGCGCTCCATTGCCGCAGCGGGAAGGTCTGGTTTTTCGCGCGCAAAAGGTCGCCCCTCCGGCGCCGCCGGAAGGCTTTTAATGGTCATGGATGCTCCTAAGCCGCCTGTTTCAGCGGGGACTGTTCGAAGGGAATGTCGGGGAAAACGTGACTGTGAAGCTGACGAAGCGCGGCGGCCTGCGCTGCCGGGCTGTTCTTTTTGAGGTCCTCCAGCGGCGTCAGGTTCAGCTGCACCGTGTAAATATCTCCACCCTCAATGGGAGGCAGATTTTCCAGCCGACGCACATCATTGCGTGACATCCAGCCGTTCTGCAGCGCGCTGGTATAGTAGGCGGCGCGTCCTGCGCTGTCGGCACGAAGCAGCCCTTCGACAGAAAACTCGGCAAAGATGTCCTCTTCACCGTTCAGCAGGCAGCGGGAAATCTCCTGCTCAATATTGACCAGCAAAGGGCGCAGCGTGTGGGTCAGAAACTGCAGGTTCATCCCCTCCAGGCTTGATGCCCAGCTGCTCTGCTTAGAGGTATGCCCGACCATAAACGGCGGCACTCGGAACCAGCGGCAGATTTCCTCAATGCCAAAAGAGCGCGTCTCCAGCATCTGGGCCGCTTCCGGATTCATCGTGACGTTCTGATATTTCAGACCGCCTTCAAGCACCATGATTTTCCCGGCATTCTTTGAACTGGTGAACTGTGCCATGTAACTGCGCAGCCGTTCGCGTTGCTCTTTATCCAGCGGCATTTCTGCTGAGAGAAAACCCGAACTCTGCAGGCCGTTCTCAAATATTTTGGCCGCCGACTCCTCGACCGCCATTGCAGCCCCAATCACATCGCGTCCGGAACTCAGCGGCATCATGCCGCAGACCCCGTCAAGACCGAAGCCGCGAATGTGCATCAGGTTCTTTTCCGCAATGACACGCGCCGTACCGTTCTCGGTGTAGGTGTACTCAAGCCGGCCGGTATCGAGGCGTTTTACCACCATGTTCTGGGGAAGCAACGGCACCAGCGAGACCAGTTTGTTGCCGATAAACAGCTTCTCCACGAAGGCGTTTCCGCGAAGACAGATACTCGCCACCAGCATCAGCATAAACCGCGATGGTGTCATCTCCAGATTCGGCCGGCGACAAAGTACCTGGTAAACCTGATTCTTTTGGGCCAGCCTGCGCGAGCCGTCAGGCTGCCGCTCGTAAATCTTCAGCGGTAGCGTTGATATTGACTCGCTCAGCAACCGGACGCAGGCCCAGACAGCTGACAGCTGGATAGCCTTATCCGCGGTGACCACCTTCCCGCTGCTGCTCGTACCGTACCATTCCTGCCAGAACGTCCCGTTGGTCAGGCTGATGGGGACGCCCAGCCAGTTAAGCAGGGCGCTTTTCACCCTGCCCGGCTGCTTATTTTTCTTCATCAGAAACCTACCATGATGGGATTATCAAAGAAGCCGCTCAGGTCCTGCTGGTCATTGCCACCGTTAACGAGCAGGCGACTCATCGCGGTGAACAGCGCAGCCGGACCATCAATCTTGGCCTCAGGTGTCGATTTGTTGGGAAAGATGTTGTCGTTACGATCCGGCTTCACCGTGACGTTCGACATCATCCAGTTCATCACGGGGTGATTGCTGTGGTGGAAGCGGCCGCCGTAAACCAGCGCCTCAACCTCTTTCATGGCCTCGGAGAAATTGCGCACCGTCTGCGGCACTTCCACAAGGGGTAAACCCTCTTCAGCAAGCGCCAGACTGAACTGCGTCGCGCTCCACGGATCGAAGCCTATTTCTTTAAGACTTTCCCCGCTGACCCACTGCTGCAGCTCTTCTTTGATCTGCGCATGATCGATAACGTCGCCATCCGTCAGGATAAGTTTGTCGAGCTCAGCCCATTTGCGGTAGAGCTCGGCCATCTGCCGCGAACATTTTTCCAGCCGCCCCTCGGGCAGCCAGAATTTAAAGTCGGCGTGAACGTGACCATCAGGCGATCGCCAGGCTTTTACCGCGGCGCAGATATCAATTTTGTTCGCCAGGTCGACGCCGACCCATAGTGGGTAAGTTTTCAGCTCATGCGCCGGCGCGATAAATTCGCATTTATCCCACTTAAGCATGTCCATCCAGGAGGACTCCGCCGTCACCCAGATATTCATATGTTTAGTGAAGAAATTAACGCGTGCTGATACCTGCTCTTTGGCTTTCTTCGCCAGGCGGCGTAAATCGTCCCAGCGCTTGCAGATCCCCAGTCCGGGATTCGCCTTTTGCCAGACCGTTTCGTCGAACGGATCGTCGCCGTCGTCCAGCGTGTAGATGATGGCGAAAAAGGTATCGTCCTTAACGGCACCTTCCACCTCACTGTTAAAACCGCGCAGCACCTTGATGGCGTAATCGCGCAGCTCGTAGCAGATGCCTTCTTTGTTAAAGCCCGCAGTGGTGATACCAAACAGCAGGGACTGCAGGCGTGCACCGGTCGCCGTCTCCAGAACGTCCCATACGTCACGGGTTTTATGAGCGTGCAGCTCGTCAACAATGCCGCAGTGAATATTCAGGCCGTCCAGGTTGTTAGCGTCACTGGAAAGCGGCTCAAATTTAGAGGCACTTTGCTCCTGATAGATAGCCAGCTTGTTGAACTCGAACAGGCGCCCAAGCGTCGATTTCGCTTTTTTCACCATATTTTTGGCATCTTCGAAAACGATGCGCGCCTGATCGCGGGTTGTGGCCGCAGAGTAGACCTCGGCCCCACCTTCGCCATCCGCGCCCGTCATGTACAGGCCAACTCCGGAAGAAAGCGTGGATTTGGCGTTCTTACGCGCCACCTCGTTGTAAGCAGTACGGAACCGCCGCACCATTACCGGGCGGCCGCTGCCATCATTCCGCAGCACCACCTTGTGGGTTTCTTCATCCACCAGCGGAATAACGAAACCGTAAATATTGATAAGGATGAAAACATGCCAGTCCATCAGGGCGATCGGCTGCCCGGCCTGAGCGCCTTTCACATGCGGGATGAACTTATAAAAATTCAGGATGTGCTGGGCGCGGGGCTCGCTGAAGAAAATACCCCGCGCCTCGCCGTTTTGCAGATCGTCCAGAAAACGCTGGCAGGCCAGCCGGACATATTCACAGGCAATAATCTCCCCCGCCACGACGCGCTCGGCGTAGCGGATACCATCGGCAACCTTAGCCATTAATCCCTCGCTTTCATGAACTCAGCCAGCGGATCAACCGCGTCCGGCGTGTTGGCGCTGACCTTCGACCGGCTGGCTGGCGTCATCCCAAATTCTGACAGCATGGCGCGCAGCCGCTTCCAGGCATCTGCCTTCATCATCGCTGCCGGATGCGCCTTAATCAGTACATCCCCCGTCTGCGTTTCAGTGCGGTATGTATAGCCCTCGATTTCCAGCGTATCGCAGTGGTGGCGGTACTCGGTATAAGCCTCAACCAGCAATTCGAGCGCGCGGGCGTCCAGCTGCGAAATGACGCCGACGGCATCCAGCTCTTCAGCCATTCGCTTAAACCAGTACTTCGCCTGTTTGTCGAAATGCTTAGGAGTTGGGGGTACCCCTGCAGGGGGCTGTGGCTCATTTTTATTGATCGGGCGTTTTGATGGGTTACCCCTCACCAAACGCAGATGGGTCGGGGTTTTCGGTGGTCCGGACATAATCGAAAACTCCTATTGATCATCGAGTGGGGGACCCCATAAAAAAGTTTTCTAACCTGCGGCGGTGTGAAAAAGGGTTAGGCGGCGGTCCTTAGCAGGCAGGGTCCTGAACTTTCACCCCGCCCTTCCTCGCGGATGAGAATTAATATCATTTATATTTAAATGATTGCATTTGAAATAATTTCTTTCAAAATAAATCGAGGGTAAAGTCATCGTTGAGATGACGCCGCCGGGCGCTGCTGGCATTGTGCGGGCAGGCGCTGGAATTGTGTCCAGACTGACCACAGTAACCACAGCGCAGGTTCGCGCGGCGCGCTGAGCCGCTCCACGTTTTAGGGCAATTCGCGATGGTATGAAGCTGCGAGCCGCAGTAGGTACAACGTGTATAGCTCATCGTGCTCTCTCCGTTGCAGTCTTGCGCTTATGACATGGCCAACATAACGCCTCGAGATTAGCGTCGTCGTCAGTGCCGCCGTGAGCTTTCGGAATAATGTGGTCGACCGTCTCAGCTGGACGCGGCCTGCCGTTGCGCAGACATTCCTGGCAGATATGCCTGTCACGTTTGAGGATGCGGACGCGGATAACGTCCCATTTACTGCCGTAACCGCGCTGGTGGCGGCTCAGCCCTCGCTGGTGCTGCTGCCAGCCTTCGTTACGGTGAGCTTCGCAGTAACCCGAACGGTCTGTTGTAGTACCGGCGCATCCGCGCTTGCGGCAAGCTCGGGGGATAGCGAATGGCATGATGCTCCCCATAATAACTTAGCAGACACATCCTTTAAGCTGGAAAGTCTGTAACGAATAAGTTGTTAGGTATAAGATGTTATGAACTACCGTGAAAAGGAGAAACCGTATGTCTAGAGAAGGTTCGTTAGACCTGTTGCAAGAAGTTGAAGATAATCTTGAAATAATGAAAAAAAACCAGCAAGTCAGGCCTGTTAAAGTTAAATCCATGCTAGAACATTTAAGGAGCGCATTAGAATATGTAGCTAACGATACTTATGACAAATATATTAAAACTACTACTTTAGAAAGACCCAAGATATATTTCCCATATGGAAATCCAAAATTCATAGATTCTTTTTTCACAAAGAAACTTAATGTCGACCCGCCTCAATCCTCTCCATTATATAAAGTCTTTACCTCTATCCAAGGGTATAGCACAGGTGATACTTGGCTAGAAATGATGTGCAACCTTACCAATGAAGTAAAACATCGACAACCGATACCATTAGACGAAGATAACATTATCAAAGACATTGATGTTAGCGTTGATGGTTTTAGTATGATTAAAGCGAGTAACTCTGCAAACATTACCTTTAAAAATAATTATATCAATGGAAAAAAGCTAGAGGATTTTACTTTTAAAGATGGAAAACTTGAAAAAACCGGTAACGGAATCCCATTAAATATAGCAATAACTCAGGAGAAAAAAATAAGATTTCACGGAGAAGAGCATGAAGTCATTCCTTTTATAGAGCTTTGCCTTAAAAACATCAGAGCTTTTGTTAACGAAGCCCATGATGCATTAGATAACGTTTAATTTCATTTATCAAATATTCAAGGCATAACTGACCTCTAATAGATAGCCGTTACAACTTAGTCCCGAATATTGTTTTACCTTTTCTTTTGGTTGCCGCATGTCTCATAGCTAAGACCTAGCTAGGTTAACAGGGCTTCACAGTATGGCTAACCGTCTTGTTGTGACTGGAGAGAACATCATCAGGCTCTATCAGGTGCGGGAGCATGATGATGTTCGTTACTTTAAGAAGCACTGCTCCCGTACATAAGCCTGCAGGCCGGTCAGTTGTTTAGTTACGGTTTCGATTCGGCTACGGAGGGTGAAATAATCCCGTTCAGCGGCGTCAGTAAGTCGGGGGCTGGCTCCATCATCCACGCGGGTGGTGCCGGGCGCTCCGTTCGCGGGACAGGTGGCGTTGAGCTGCAACCGCTTACGGCCAGCAGCCACATCGCGCTCAAGCTGAGCAATATTTTTCTGAGCATCCGCTAAGTCCTTCGTATATTTCGCATCAAGAGCCGCTACGTCGAGCTGACGACGCTGCATATCCTCAATGTCATCTTTAGCCAGTTTTAATTCACGATTGACTTCGGTTAAAGATGCCTCTGCTTTTGTAAGAGAGGCCCGGTAATAAAGCGCGAATACAACAGCGGCCAGGAAGAGTAGCGGCTTCCACCATGCCCGTACAAAGCCCCATAGCGCCGCCATCAGAGCACCCGGCGCGCTACCGCATAGCGGGCCCGTCTGTCTTCCAGCCCGTTCTGCCCACCGTTAATAATCTGCGTGACGCGCAGCAAATCGCCCGAATATTTAAGGCAGCCTTTGCTGGTATAGAACCATGCCGCAGTTCGCGCTGCGGTGGCGTCTTCGGAAAGCAGTTCCGGCGAGCTCACAAGGTCGAGTTTCAGTGCGGCGCCGCAGTCGCGGTAATTCTCGAGCCCGGTGATCTGGATGAGCCCGCGTCCGCGATATTTCCAGCCATCACCCGAGGCGTTATTACCGAGGCGCTTGCTGTAAACCAGATTGGCGATCGCGCGCTGACGTTCAAGGGGCAGCACCTTTTCATACGTGCGGCGGCCGAGCATGTTGGCCTGATCCTGAGTTAACCGGCCAGCCCGGACAAAACCGTTCAGCCCCGCGATGCTGTAATTGAAACTCTCCACCAGCCTGGTAAAGCCGGTGCTTTCATGACCGACCTGCGCGATAAACATCGCCTGATCGACCGGCGCAGTGATGCCGTACTCGAGCATCGCCGCATCAATGTGCTGGAACCAGCGTGCAGCTAAGCCGGCGCTTAAACCAGCCGCCTGCTGAAATTGTTGTTGGTTCATTCGGGCCTCAGTACCTGAAACAGACGCGCCACGTTGCCCCGGGCACGGAACACGGCGGCGCAGATGATTAAGTTGATGATGACCGACGCCCAGTGTGTGTGGACGTAAAAGTCGAAGGCGTAGCGGAACGGCACAGAGGCATACGCCAGAATAATCAGGTATGCCAGCCACGATGCCCACCAGCGGTGACGGGCACCTGGCTTACGGAACAGCATCAGCCTCAACACAATGGCCGAGCACGTCGCCACGTTGGTCAGTACCAGCGGATCACTTATTACCATTGGCTCCCCCTCTCCACCGCTGGAACCACTGCGTGGGGTCTTGCTGGCTGGCGAACGTCAGGATTTTAATCGTCAGCGCAGAGAGGATAACGGCCCCCAGTGCATCAAGCGGCTTGTCGCTGTATTCCGTCCAGCTGGCAAGCTTGGAGCCCACCAGCCCCGCACCGTAAACGCCAGCGATGTACGAAACAACAAAATAGGCGGCGCGCCGGATCAGGGTCAGGTCTGCCGCGGTGGCAACATAAAAGACCGCACCGGCAAACGCGCCAAAAATTACGCCATAATCTGTGCCGGTCAGCAGTCCATAGATACTTGCACCAGTAAGCGCAGCCCCTGCCGCTACAGTTCCTGAAACCGGATCGGACATTACGCCCCCTCTTGTGTGTGAGTCCTCTCAGAAATGAGGGGAAAATGCCACCACAAGGTGGCGTTGATATTTTATGTTTGCGACTGCTCCCGGATTTCTTTAACCGTCTGGTTAAATCTTTCCAGCTCAAGCTCTACACCTATTGCACGCCTGCCAAGCGTATGCGCCGCTTTTATCGTTGAACCAGAACCCATGAAGAAATCCGCCACGATGTCGCCCGGTCGGCTGCTTGCAGAAATAATCTGGCGCAGCATGTCCGCAGGCTTTTCGCATGGGTGTTTTCCTGGATAGAACTGAACTGGTTTGTGTGTCCATACATCGGTGTATGGCACAGCTGCTGTGACAGTGAAAGACCGCCGGAGATTTTCATATTCCTCCAGCAACTCAGCGTATTTTCGATTTAACGTATGCCAGGTCGCGACCAGTTGATGATGTGGTTTTTCCAGTTTCTGAGAAATATGCTTTTCTACAGCGATCTGAGTGAACAGGTTCTGCAACTTGAGATAATCCGCTTCATTCGGTAACTGCCACTGGCTCGCGCCGAACCAGTGTGATGCCATATTTTTCTTTCCCGTGGCTTCGGCGATCTGCTTTGAAGAAACACCAAGCGCCTCGCGAGCATCACGAAAATATGAAATTAAAGGTGAGAAAATATGCTGCTTTAGCTCACTGCTCTTCTCTGCATACCCGTCTCTTTTAGGCTTGTACGGCCCCTGATAATGCTCAGCAAACAGAATGCGTTCTGTTGCCGGAAAGTACGCCCGCAGGCTTTCTTTATTACATCCTTTCCATCTGCCTGCAGGCTTCGCCCAGATAATGTGATTAAGGATGTTGAACCGTTCACGCATCATGATCTCGATGTCTGATGCGAGGCGATGCCCGGAGAATAAATAAAGGCTTCCGTTGGGTTTAAGCACACGCCAAAATTGCGCGAGGCACATATCAAGCCAGTGAAGGTAATCTTCGTCACCTTGCCACTGATTATCCCAGCCGTTAGGTTTAACTTTGAAATAAGGTGGGTCTGTAACTATCAGATCGACGCAATTTTCGGGAAGGGTTTGGATAAATTCCAGGCAGTCAGCATTGATTAAATCAATACTGGATATTTTTACAGTATTTTCCATAGATCAGTAAGCGGCACTCTGGTAGGCTCACTATGCTTTTGCGCTAAAGCAGTGGGCCCTGGTTCGCTTGTGATCATCAGCATAGGCGAATGGCTGGAGGGTGCTCCAACACCTTCCAGCCGCCCATTTCCACAGCAGAAAACCCCCATTACTGGAGGCGTTTGTAACATCCAAACTGGCATATTGATAACTTAGCCATTTCTAACTGAGTCAGTATGAACTGACAACGTGCCAGGCTCAGATGTGTATACTCAGCTATCTCCCCGGCTGTTGCAGGAGATGAGCTTAATTCGTTATAAACTGCCTTTGCCTCTTCTGTCATATATTGCTGATTTTGCATGTCTTTTTATCCATAAAGGTGGTGTGACACACAGATAACTCTGGTTGGCATAACCATCAAGCTATATATGCAGCAGGCATAAAAAAACCCGCGCAATGGCGGGCTTTTTAACGGTGAACATACAACGCCCATCGTTAGAAAAATCCTACCCAATTTTTTTGAATTTAGCAAGTATCGTGTCGCTAAAATGTTTAATCAGGCTTCTAACGTGTGACTTCTCGCAGCATTTTTTCTGCGAATGTTTCTTCCTGCCAGCATTTAGTCACCAGCAGATTAATGACGTCAGCAAACCCGCTGTACCACTGGTAATCGGTCATATCAGGCACCAGCACCTGCACCTGACGGCGCGCCAGAGTGGTGGGAAGACGTGCAAACCCTTTACCGCCACATCGTTCACACAGCTTTTGCACCGGCACGCCGTGTAACTCGGTACGCTTACGGTCAAGCGCCATTCCCCGTCCCGAGCAGTCCCGGCAGGCCGTACTGATAACCCCCTTCCCACCGCAGTGCTTACAGAGTTCTTCCACTTCCTCTACGCGAATTGTCGCATCCACGCCTTTCACGCCAGGATGCTTCACCACCTCCCGACGCACGCGCTTAACCCCTTTTCCTTCACAGTGATGGCATTCGCAGCTGCTGGCTGCCGATCGCGCATAGTCGCTGTAGGCGAACTGAGCCAGACAAAGGGCCATTTCCGCGCGTGCGCGCTCACCGAGTTTTTTCATTACGCCGTTATTTAGCGCGAGCGCATATTTAACCAGGCCATCAATAGCAGGCTGCGGATCCTGAATGCCCATTTTGGCAAGGAAGAGGTTGAACCCCAGCGCCGCCTTAGACTGGACGAGGCCCTGTGCGGCCATTACATCAGAGATGGTCAGCGCGACGCTGCCGGTGGCTGGTGTCTCATCATTGAGTTTGGGTGATTTCGGGGAATAGAACTTTGGTAAGGCTTCGAGGTTCATGTGTGGTCTCCACTCCACTTACGACAGCACGCCGATCGCGAGCGCGCGGTCTAAAAAACGAAAAATCAGCTCGAGCTGTGAGCCATATTTTTCTTCGAATGCCACGGTGTCCCGATGGAGCTCGTCGTGATGCCTTCTGCACAAAGGCAACACGAAAAGGTCATGGGCTTTGGTACCCATCCCGCCCTGCCCGTGGCCGATCAGGTGGTGGGGGTCGTCTGCCCGCTGGTTGCAGCATGCGCAAGGCTGCTGCTTAACCCAGCGGGTGTATTTCTCGTTTTCCCAGCGGCGGCGCTTTGGCCGGAGCAGGTAACTTTCAGGTGAATCAGGGTCGATCGTCAGCGCAACCACCCGCGGCTGTTGTTCCTGCGGCTTGTCGCAGTTCAATATCGTCTTCACGGCGCCAGCACGCTGCGCTTTCGTCTGCACCATTTCAGCCGCCGACGGTCCCGGCACAATATCGCTTTCCCGCGACACGCCCTGCACTGGCAAAGGCGGTAAGCGCAGCGCACGGCGCGCCACACTGTCCGGCAGCGCATCAGTGATATCCATCCTGACAGCCCACCAGCACAGCTCCGGCAGAGTCAGCTCGTGGGTATCGTCAAAGGCAAGAGCGCCGCGCGCAACGCTGATAATCCAGGCTATCACATTGGAACGGGCAATTGCTGACAGGCGCTCAGTAAAATGTTCGGCCAGCTGATTATCACAGTGCCAGCACAGACGCAGCGCGCCGGGCTCATGCCGCATCGTGGTCAGCTCATGGTGATGGTATTCACTGTGCGGCCACTGGCAGCCGCCCTGCTGCTTCATCAGCCAGTGCTCCAGAGCATTGATGCCACCGGCAGCCCGGATCACCCGCTCATCAGTAAAGAAGACCTGCAGTCCTTCGTCATCGGCCAGGGGCTGGTGTGCCGGCGGCACCGCACCGCTAGGGAACCGTGCCATGCTTTCTGGCTGAACCTCCACCAGCACGCGCCCGTTTGCAAATATGGGCATCAGTTCAGGGCCGGGGCGCAGCAGCACGATACCCATTCCGCGCGCGATTTCCGGTGTTAACAGAGCTCTCACGCTGCGTTCCCCTTCGCCACATGCTCAGCCCACAGCCCGCCGATCCACTTAACACCCTTCGCTGTGAAACGTGCCTGGCTGAACGCGTGGTTGGATGTCGTGGAGGTGCCCGTTTTCACCTCGAACCGTCCGGCATCAATATGCTGGTGGCGCGGCGTCAGCACCCCGCCGAGGCGGTACATAATCTCGTTGTCGATCAGGAACAGGCGGAAATCCGTCTCTTTGGCTTTTAACAGCTTTGCCACCTGACGGAATGAGAGCGAACCGCTGGCGGAGCAGTAGCGATCCACAAACTCCACCTTTGGCGCCGCGGCGGCAAGTTCCTGTGTAAGTCTTTCCTTTTGCTCGGCCAGATCCGCAGCAAGGCGCAGTGCCTCCGGTAGCGACCGCGGCACGCTCATCTGCTGCCCGCTTTCCAGTTCCTGCCAGCGATCAACCAGACGCGCGGTAAACTCCGGGCATAGCTGCGCCACGATGACATAGCTGTCACGCTTGTTAACCAGGTAGTGGTGGTATTCCTGCCTGTTCTGCGGGTGGGTGTACGGCAATGCCGTATACCCTTCAATGACGCTTTTCTTTATTAACCGCTCAATGGCGGTGCACACGTCGGTATGACGTGAACCTACAAGCGAGGCTATTTCCCGGCTGGACATAAAAAGCTCCTGACCTGCCAGCGCCGCATGATGCTTAGGGCAAAATGAAATCGGGTGTGTCTGGTTCATAGGTTTCTCCATCTGTCAGGCGGCTGCACCCGCCACAAAGTTACTGATCGTTATTTCCACCTTCCCTTTGCTGGTTACCGGGCCCCATTCCACCAGCATCTTTTTCACCTGGCTGTCGTCCTCCCAGACATGGGCCAGCGTCAGCGCATCGAAAAGTGCCTTCAGATAGTTATCCAGATCGCGGCGTTTCCGGTCAGGCGGATAAAGCACCACCTCCACCGCCAGCAGGCTGGTGACAGGCCTGGGTATGCGCCGCAGTTGCTCAACAACAGCCGCTGCGGCATTGCTCTGATATTTGCGGCCGTCGGCGCTGACGAGATGACGGCCTTTTAGCGGCCCCTTAGTCGGGGCGCGCCAGTAGCTGTTAACGCTGGGGGGAAAAGGCAGGGTCAGCTTCATGCAAGGGCACCCCGCGCTTTCAGGAACGCCACCGCGCGATCGCGCGATTTGGCCTCACCTTCTACCATCGCACGCAGCAGAGAAACCGCCTCATCTTCTTTGGCGATGCCGTTGATGGTGATGCCGCGGGCGACGCCTTTTGATAACGATATGGCGCCTTTCTTCTCCAGTTTACGCAGCATATCGGTCGCAGCGTTGGGTGAAGCGGCCCCCATAAGCTGGGCCACTTCTTTCTGTGTCGGCGGGTAACCGTTTCGTCTCTGGAAATCCGCGAGCATATCCAGCACCTCCTGCTGGCGAACGGTTAAGAGTTGTGGATAGCTCACTCTTTTACCTCCCCTCTCTTTTCGATAGGGGCCGTAGAGGAGGCTTTTTTATACGAGAACGCCAGACGCGCAGATGCCACTGTGACGTAGTCAGGATCTTTCTCAATACCAATAAAGCCGAAACCTTCCTCGAGTGCCGCCCGACCAGTGCTTCCACTTCCCATCCATGGATCAAGCACATTTCCTCCTGGTGGAGTAATCAAACGGCACAGGTACTTCATCAGCGCGACTGGTTTGACCGTTGGGTGGTTATTTCTTGCCCCTCCGGTACGACCTGCACCAGCACGTGGATCGTTAAGACCGGCGCTTCCTTCTTTGCGTCCGCCAGTCATTTCAGATGCTGAAATGGAGTTGAAACGCTCCATGCCCTCATCTCTTTCAGACGGACTTACTTTGGCGCAGTAGAAAAATCTTGCAGCGCTCCCGTTATCTCCATGGAACACTCCAGGCACGCGGCCAATCATTCCGGAAAATGAAACGGAGCCGCTGAATCCGTTAGTGGTTGGTTCATTGCCAGTTACCGGTGATGCTGCGCCAGCGTTTGCAGGGAAAAGGGTTACAACTTCTTCGCTTCCGTCATGAATAAGATTTGCAGGCCAGCGCCCCACAACGCCCTGTTTATCCGTAGGTACACGACAACCCTGAATGTTGAGGGCACCGGTACCATACATTTTCATCGTAGCTTCAATGGAAGCGCTAAGTGGTTTACGCGCCAGGACTATTGGCTCATGAGCAGGCTTGAGAGCAGAACCCCAGCCCTGAAAATCCCCTTTCAGATTTTTGCTTTTTGGGAAACCGGTGCCATAGACCCATAAAATCTGATCGCGAACTTCGAAACCGGCATCTTCAACATTCACTACCAGCCGGTGATAAGTTCTCGACCCGCCGAAGGCGAGCATATGTCCCCCCGGCTTAAGAACACGCAAACATTCCAGCCATTGTTCGACCGTTGGTACGCTGTAGTCCCATTTGTGGCCCATGAAGCTCAGACCGTACGGTGGATCAGTGACGATGCTGTCAACAGAGTTATCAGGCAAACGCTTCAATACGTCCTCACAAAGGCCAACATGTATCTGATAACTCATCACAGCTCCCCCACATAGTTACCGGCCAGATAGCAACGGCCTTCGATGTAACCAGCGCGGTTACTCATCTTCAGGCACTGGGTACGCTTCTTCGCCAGCCGTTCGCGGTCCCGGTTACTCTTCGAGGCATCGAACGCAGCCAGGTAAACATGCGCGGCGCGGCGCCACAGATTCTGTCTTTCCAGCTGGCAGGCCAGTTCTTCAAAAACTTCGTGTTTCAGCTTCTCGTTTGTCATGATCTGAACCCCTCCGGAACCTGGCTGTAATCAACACCGGCATAGCTGGCTTTAAATGCGCTGTCGTCACGCTGCACACTGCGATGCTTCCACTGCTTGCGGGACGGGCGTCCGCGCTCTTTCCAGCGGGTGGCGCTCAGCAGATAGCCTTCAAGCTTGCTCGGGACGAAAAGCGTCTGCGGGCGCATGTAGTCGTACATTTCCGTGTCGTGCCAGTGCTCGTGCTTGTAGTCGACAACGAGCTGCAGGTCGTCCACCGAATGACCTTCGCGCAGCCGGGCCCGGATGTTCTCCAGTGAGGACTTCGAGTTCTGGTAACGCGCGCCGGTGACCAGATTCAGGTGCTTCAGCACAGCAATCGCTTTATCGGTGATCAGCTGCTCAGCGTCGGGTTGCCGGGCAACCTGACAAGAAGGTTTTTTATCTGATGGTTCTTGTTTTGAAGTTACTGACGGATCGTGTCCAGATTCTGGACCCTGAGAAGCCCGGTTATTGCGGTTTTCCGGACGTTCAGATTCTGGACGTCCAGCTTCTGAACCTTCGGATTCTGAACGTCCAGATTCTGAATGTTCAGAAACTGGACCCTGAGAATAAGCACCGGTAGCCGCCTGGCGCAGGCGCGCCACATTCAGCGTGTAGATGTTGGTACCGCTGCGCTGGCCCTGACGGCGTTCTTTACGGGTCAGCCATCCGTCACGCTCAAGCTCACCAACTGCGGTAATAACGGTGCTGCGACCGGCGCCAATCTGGCGCGCGATGGTGTCGACGCTGGGCCAGCTGATACCTTCATCGCTGGAAAAATCAGCCAGGCGCGCCAGGATCAGCAGCTTCGTGCCTTTGATTCCGGCACTCGCGCATCCATCCCACACGTACGCTGATAACTTAACGCTCATGTATCCACCCTTTTGAACTTCTCGCGGAACCGCTCAACAGGCTGCATGCAGTCGTGCGGGTAACCCGCGCGCCGGAAGATAACCTGTCGCTTTTCGGAATCGTAACCGGTGACATGGACTTCAGTTCCCCGCCAGTCGCGGTATCGTCTGTTGAGTTCCTGCACGCGAAAGCCTCCGCCTGGCGGTTAAACTCCCCTACCATCTGCTGAACGAGCTGGTAGCTGACGGGCACACATTGGCCTGATACTCTCACTGCATACCGGTACTGCACCGGACCGGCTCCGCCCGGTACCGGCAGCGCAATAAGTTGCGACCTGCGGTAACGTGTTGTTAAACTGTTCATGCGTAGTTTCTCCACTATTGAAAAGACGCGCCCGACGCCTCGAGCTGCACACTCGGGGCGTCACCTTTTCTGGTGCTCATAAATACTTCCACTGCCTGGTCTGAAACCCCATACAGCGCCATAAAGCCCATGAACCCGTGGAACTGGTGGCGAATGGTCTTGCGAAACAGCTCAGAGAGCTTTTTGCGTTCATGACGGTCAATTACCCCATCCTCCGCTGCTTCAATCTGCGCCTGCGCCAGCTGGCCTTTCGCCGCGCTGGTTTTCATGTCGATCGCGAACAGGTCCACGTTGTCCATGCTTTCCGGCTTCGGAACGTCCACCAGCAGTTTGCCAACGCGCGCCGCGGCATATTCCGCCAGCATTGATACGCCGGACAGGTCCTCCATGCGCTCAAGTTCGGCCAGCGTGAAGAAGCGGCTGCCGCATTTCTGGTACATGTGGTTATGAAAGGTGTCGATGCTCATGCCGAGATCGGCAGCCATCCCGAGGCGGCCGGCGGGGTGCGCCTTACACATCGCACTGATTGCTGCTTTGATGTTGTCTACCATCTTGTTTGTCCTTTGGTAGTTACGGCTAAGCCGCTTTTTCGTTACGCTTTTGATAAAGCGAAGCGTCGTATTTGAGCTTTCCTTTGGTACGAGCAGCTGCTTCTGCTGCGCGGCCTTTCGGGATTAATTGCCCGGGTCTTGTACGCCATTGATAAAAAGCTTCTGGCGACACTCCAAAAAACTCAGCAGCCTTGTTTGGTGAGCCAAAATACTGCTCAAGTTCAGTCGTGGTCATAGCGTCCTCCTAAGAATATTTAGATATTATGATCTAATCTTTTTTAGATCAATAAAAACTAAGATTACTTAGGTTTTCATTTCTAAGGGTTGAATCGTGGGAACACTTGGCACGCGGTTAAAGGAATTAAGGAAGCAAAGAAAGCTTACCCAAGGCCAGCTCGGTAAAGCGCTCGGGGTTTCAGATGTGACGGTTGGATACTGGGAAAGGGATTTGAACGTGCCAGGCGGTAAATCGCTAACAAAGCTCGCTCAATACCTTGGCGTAAGTGAAGGGTTTCTCTTGTACGGTCGGGAAGATGAAGCTAACGTTGGACCTGCACCTGTTGCCGCGCAACAAATCCCGATCATTAGCTATGTCCAGGCTGGTGCCTGGTCAGCTGAGTGCGACGCCAGAAATCTTGATGGAACGGTGGATTATATTTTGACGTCAGAGTTTCATTCTCGTTGCACCTTTGCCCTCAAGGTCAAAGGAAAATCTATGGAACCCGATTTTGTTGAAGGCGATGTAATCATCGTAGATCCCGAATTACGCCCCGGCCCAGGCGATTACGTTGTCGCTAAGAATGGCGGTGACGAAGCCACATTTAAGAAGTATCGAGCACGCGGAGTCAGCGAATCCGGCGAAGAAATATTTGAACTCGTGCCGCTCAACGAAGACTACGCTGTCAGAAATTCCGCTAAAGAAAAAATTCATATCATCGGGGTGGTTGTCGAACACCGCCGGATAATGCGCCGCAAGTAAATCCTTCCCCACTCCAGAGAATCTAAATTAGTTTAGGTTTTCTGCTTGACCTTTAATCTAAGTTATTTTAGATTTTCATAAATGAAAGCGAACAGGCAGGACGCCTACGGAGTAGCCGCCGGTGGCGCATGAATGACCGGATAATTCACAAACAGTAAAAAGCGCCCTTATAGACGCTTTGCTCTTTAACAATCTGGATATCCCTAACCCTGCGGGCGGGGACTTGGTTGGACAGGTGGCCGTGGTTGTGTTGGCTTATGTCCACCAGCTCTTTCAATCATCTTAACCCCCTATACTGGAAGATCTCCCCCAAGCCTTGCGAGAAAAGCCTCCTTGCTAGTGAGAGCACGGGAATTGTCAATGCGACCAAGCACTATTGAAGCGCGTTTATGCGCGGCTGGTTTAAGCGATCCCCATGGCTCCGAATCGGAATCCTGCAAAAGTTTAAAGCGGGACAACAATTCCTCATTCGATAATGCTGGCTCATCTGTGATTAATGTCAGATATTTTCTTGCATGCTCCGCCGCAACACCTGACGCCCGGGAGAACTGAAATACAACCTGGCAGATCGACAACGCAGCTATCAATGCGCCGACAATAAAATAGCCAGTCACGGAAACAAATACGCCGCACCCGGACAAAATAATTATGAACGTAATTATTCGGTCAATCCGCCCTGTAAGGGTGGCAAACATCTTTTCCAGATAGTGCGAATAATGAATATCAAAAATTATATCGTCACGGTTCATGCGGTACCTCAGTCTTCGTCGTTGGGTTTTGGTGGCTCAGGTCTCTTGAAAGGAGACATGTGCCGCTCTTCATAATCTGAATAATTTTTCATTGAAAAGTACTCATGTGGTTGCTGGGGATATCCAGATTAACTGAACTCTGGTTGTTGGGGAATAGCCAGATCCACCGAGCCTGAAGTGGAGAAAAGACAGGCAGAAAATATGCGTTAGATCCTTGTATTGGCGACCCGAGTAGCAGGTTATCGCCACCTTTTTTACTCAACACACAAGGGCATCACCAGGTGACGGGCTCATAACCCACTCCATCCAGGCGGGACTCCTAATCGCAGGTGCTCTTCTATGTTGTGTGGGGAAACTAGCCGGCGGCCAGTGCAGATAACCGCCCCTTTTCACGGGAGTGAATAAAACCTGTTTAAACAGACTTACCCCATTTCGCATGGAGAGGGTTGCTACACCCAAAAGACAGCGCGGCGGCAACTAAGGCCACCAGCATATGGATGTCAGCCGCAAGATGCGATGTATGCGTTTTTGACCAGAAATAGCCGGGTGCAGCCGGTACTAGTGGAGGAATTATGCTGAACCTCGATTGTGTTCCCATCTCAACTTATTGCAAAGAAACTGGCGAGACACCTGATGCCATCACCAAACGTGTACAACGCGGGGTTTGGCGTGAAGGCGTGCAGGTGCTGAAGGTGGAAGGCGTTAAGGAAAGATGGATTGATCTAAATGAGGTTGCTAAATGGGCAAGACAGAACTGCCAAAGCTCCCGCGCGGCGTGACCGTAAGAAAGCATAGCCAAGGAGAGACAATTAATATTACTTTCACCTATAAAGGAGTTAAGTGCCGTGAGCCGCTCTCTAATCTTGAGGTGAACAGTAAGAACCTTAAATACGCCGAGCGTACCCTCGGCGAGATTTATAATAAAATTGAGCGCGGGACGTTCGTTTACGGTGAATACTTCCCGCGATCAGCGCGCCTGAAGATATTCGGAAATGCAGCTGCTGGTAAAACCGTCAAGATGTACCTGGACGAGTATATTGGCATTTGTGAAACACGAAAATTATCACCTTCAACTATCGGCGGTTATAAAAAATGCCGTAGTGCGTTGGCAGCCCTTCATTCATTGCCTGCAAGCGAGCTTACGCCGGCAGCAATGAAAGCATGGATCCAAAGCCGCACCACTACGCTAAAAACAATTCGTAATCAACTTTCTTTCCTGCGCTCAGCGCTTGATGAGGCTGTAACAGATGGCGTGCTCCAACTCAACCCGGTATCACTTGTAACTGCATCGCGGTATCAAAGCGATAAATCGACTGCTGACAGCGACTATATTGTCGATCCACTTTCACCAGCAGAAATAGATGCCCTCCTATCCTCTGCCGGTAATAAGCAGTGGGAAAACCTGTTTATGTTCGCTATCCAGACAGGTTTACGCAGTTCAGAATTATGCGCGCTGCGCTGGTGCGATATCGACTTCATAGGGAAGACTGCGCATGTTCATAACGCTAGTGTAGTTGGCGTTATTAAGGGGACGAAAACAAAGGCAGGCACACGCAAAGTAGAACTTAACGATGTGGCGATGACAGTGTTAGCTAATCAGAAAACTTTCACCTTCATGAAAGATGCGACTATTTTTGAGGATCCGAAAACGAATAAGCCGTGGGCCAGCGCAGATGCGATCCGCAAAAAGGCCTGGGTCCCAACTTTGCGTAAAGCGGGGATCAGGTACCGCAACCCATACCAGACCCGGCATACATTTGCGACGCGCCACATCAGCCAGGGCGCCAACCTTTTCTGGCTTGCCGGGCAGATGGGCCATAAGGGACCGGAGATGCTCTTCAGGCACTACGGATCTTATTTGAAAGAGTACGACGGAAACACTGAGCGAAGACCACTACTTGCCAGCGGCGGGACACGAAAAGAACCGTAA